TTTTACCTGGAGGAGTTCTAAAAGACCAAAAATATTTTCTACCCCAGTACTTGCGATTAGTCTTATCACAAGATATGAGATATACAAAACCAAAATTATCTTGAATATGATCTGAATCAAAATCTTTCCCAAGATATGTCCAAGGGTTCTCATAGCTCATATAGTCATCTTTAAGAGCTATTATTTATCCTTCAACCCTAACAAAGGTATTCTAGCAATAAAAAAGAGGGTTGTCAACCCTCTAAAGAATTATGTAAGGTTTATATCAACTCTTAATGTTTTTAATCCTTTTCACCATCTTTTCTACCCATATTTCTCCATTGACCATCTGGTCCCTTTTCATACTTATATTGTGATGGAGAATATCTACCCAAACGCAATCTTCTATGTTTTTCATCTTCAGTTTCTGGTCTTCCTCTTTCTCTATCTTCTCTACGCCTTTGTGATTCTCCTGCGAGAGCACGTAGATTTGTTGTTCTACCTTCACTAATAATTTCATCAACAATACTCTTTCTCCACTCTTCGCTCATGTTTGCCATGATAACAAGAGCACCTTGATTAGTATCGGCATAACCTTCAGCAACTAAATGCTCAAGGATGTAATCAAATACATCAACTTCTTCACCAAGTCTTTCAGCAGCTCTACCAGCAGCAGCACCTGCCTTACGTGCCTTCTGAGCAACTACACCAGCAGCGCCTGCTGCCTTGCGTAGACCCCTTCCAAGCAGGCTCTTAACGCCTTGCTTAACCTCTGCCTTCTTCTTACTAGCAGCGGCACGAGCTGCTGTTGCTGCGCCTGCAACGGCGCTTCCAGCAGCACTAGCAGCTTTACCAGCAGCATGTAAGGCACCACGCCCTGCTCTTCTTGCCTCGTCCTTGGCGATAGAACCTGCGATTCCAGCAGCTGCTTTAACACCCTTTGCTTTTGTTTTAACACGCTCTACAGCGCCTTTTACTGCTGCCTTACGTGCCTCTCCACGCTTTGTAGAGGTAGTAGATTTCTGATATGCTCTTGCTTCTTTAGAACCTGCAGGGGCATATGGATTGAGTTCCATCAGATATTCGGTTGCTGCATCTTCTACAAGGTCAGCAGCTTCGTCTAAATCGTATCCGAATTCTACACACTCTTCTACAAGTTCTTCTACAACTTCTTCAATCATCACATCTGTGATGTCATCAACTTCACCAAGATAAAGTTGTTTGTAAGTTTCAGTAAGTTCCCTATGTTGTGATGGTAATAACATTTGTTTTACAAATTACTTTTTAGTTATTTATAAAAAAAGAAGGGTCAAAAGACCCTTCTTAAATGCCATAAATATTCAAAAAGAAAAAATAATGAAATCTTTTCAACAATTTCAAGAAGATTTAAATCAACTTCAAAGAGATTTGAATACACTTGATAAAAAAAGATTACAAAAACAACGTCTTATTTCAAGAAGAAAATCAGCTCAAGATATCTCCAAATCTGCTGGAGATGAATTTAATCAAAGATCAGCAAATGAAGTTGAATCTCAAAAAGAAAGATTAGGATAAAAAATTAAAAATTTTTAACAAACGTCATTACTTTCAGTTTCTTTCCAAACATAAGAATAATCAAAATCTCCAAAAAGGAAATCATCAGATTCTGCTGCTCTCCTATATGCATTTAATAGTTCTTCGTCATCCCAATCAAAGTTGGAATCCTGCAAAGGAATCTTTTGTGACATCTTGTTTAATCCCGCCTACTATGTATGATTCAACCTCTGTTTCCTGTGGAGCAACTTGAAGTCCCTTAGACGAAATCCAGTGCTCAGTCCAAGGAAGAGGATTATTCTTGGCAGGAATATCGTAAAGAGGTTTGAGACCAATTGCTTTCATTCTACGATTAGCAATCCATTCGACATATTGTTGCAATAATTTATCATTAAGACCAATCATAGATCCGTCTTTGAACAGATACTCTGCCCAAAGTTTTTCTTGATTCACAGCATTCTCAAAAGTTTTATAGAACCACTGCTCTTCTTCTTTGGCGATACGTGCCATTTCTGGATCGTCACCCTCTTTCCACTTATTCAGAATATTTTGAGTAATCACCAAATGTTGATTTTCATCACGAGCAATTAATGAGATGATTTTTGCACTTCCTTCCATAAGCTTGAGTTCGCCAAATGCAAAACTGCAAGCGAAACTGACATAAAAGCGAATACCTTCAAGAATATTAACGTTTGCAACTGCTCTAAAGAGTTTGCGTTTGAGTTCATACCTTGCCTCTTGTGCGTATGGAACTTGTTCTAATGCATGAATCCATTCACTAGAATTATCATAATGATGAGCACTATTGATGAAGTCATTATATGCTTGAGTAACGCTTACTGCACGTTCCATAATACGATCTTCTCTAAGAATCGTATCAAAGACTTCAGATGGATCTGAATAAACGTTTTTGATAATATAAGTGTATGAACGGGAGTGGATCATCTCCATAAACTCCCATACCTTCATACACGCTTCCAGTTCGGGAAGAGAACAGTATGGAGCAAATGCCATACCAGGTCCACGACCCTGAACAGAGTCCAACATTACCTGATACTTCAGGTTGCTGGTGAAAATGTGCTTTTGCTCTGGACGGAGAGATTGATAATCTCCTCTGTCTTTTTGAAGAGAGACCTCTTCAGGTCTCCAGAAATAACCTAGTTGTTGAGTTGTTAGTTTATCAAAAATTGGATACTTGTAAGAATCATACCTCTGGATTCCTAATGGTTGCCCAAAAAACATTGGTTGTTTTTTAGTGTCTACTTCATTGGAGTTAAAAACGGTCATTGATTCCACCATTTTTTTATCTCCTAAACCTGTTTTAAATCTTACAAGACTCACAATCTTCCTCCTCCGTGTCTAGAATATCGGAAATTAAATTTTCTAATGTTTGACGGGTTTCTTCAACCTCATCATTCTTCATGTCATGTGTATTTTGATAGTAGCTAGTTTTCCAGCCGTACTTATATGTAGTCAAGAGATCTTGTGCCATTATTGAAGTAGGAACTTCATTATCTGGGTAATTTTCTGGATTATAGGACCAGTTTCCAGAAATCGCTTGATCGAAGAATTTTTGCATAACAGCAACAATATGAATATACCCGCGATTGCTAAGCATATCCCACAGCAGCGTATAATTGTTCTTAAGTGTTTGATATTGAGGAACAATCTGCTTGAGCGGACCCTTCTTAGACTTCTTAATGGACAAGTACCCGCGAGGTGGTTCGATTCCATTTGTTGCATTTGACACAACGGAACTGCTCTCCGATGGCATCTGTGCGGACAATGTTGAGTTCCGTACCCCGTATTGTAACACCTGTGCTCTAAGAGACTCCCAATCATATTTCAACTCGTTTGGAACGATTTCATCTACATCCTTCTTGTATGTATCAATCGGGAGAATTCCATGTCCATACTTAGTGCGATGTGAATATTCACAAGCACCTTTCTCTTTAGCGAGATTAACCGTCGCCTGAATGAGATAGTATTGGAATGCCTCAGTGAGATCGTGTACCAGTTTCCAGGCACCAGGATCATCATAATGTTCGCCGTGCTTGGCGAGATAATGGGCAAGACCAATAAAACCTACTCCAAGCGAACGACGTGCTCTGGTGGCGATTTCCGCTGCTCTAACGGGATATCCTTGAAAATCAATGAGTTCATCAAGAGACCTAACAGCAAGATCGCAAAGAACTTGAAGATCTTCGTGATCCCTAATTTTTCCAACGTTAATAGCACTAAGAATGCAGAGAGCAATTTCCCCATCAGTATCATCAATATGTTGAAGCGGTTTTGTAGGAAGAGTGATTTCCTGACACAGGTTGCTCATCTCAACTTTATCCAAGAAAGATGAGTGAGAGTTGCAATGGTCAATATTCATAATGTAAATACGACCAGTCTCTGCTCTCTCCTTTAGGAGTGAAAGAAATAGTTCTTGGCCGCCAATAGTTTTTCTTGGAACAGATGTATCTCGTTCATAAGATACATATAACTCGTCAAATCGATCAGTGCCAAAAGCATCATACAAGCCAGGAACGGAGTGGGGAGAAAAGAGAGAAATCTCTTCGTTGCGGATGAATCGTTCATAGAAGAGTTTAGAGATTTGGATACTGTAGTCTAACTTACGAACACGATTATCTTCGGTTCCTTTATTATTTTTCAATACGAGGATGTCTTCGATTTCTTGGTGCCAGATGGGGAAGTGGACTGTGGCGGATCCACCGCGTATGCCATTTTGAGTACAGCATCGGACAGTCGCTTCAAACTTTTTGAGGAACGGTACAACACCCGTGTGCTGAACCTCGCCACCTCGTATTTTGCTGTTGATGCCA